ATGCTGCCATCATTATGGATGCATTCAATTTCTTCCGACGATCCATCTTTAGCACTAAGCAGCCATGACATTTCCACTACAGCGGAAGCATCGCAGAGATGGCACTCCGCGAATAGGCTACACAGACGATGTCTACAGCGAGTCTCTGAATTGCATCTGGACCTATGTTTCCGGAGTATTCAATGTGCCTATGGATGCAGCTACCAGCCGGAGAAGATATCAAGAGTATGTCATTCCAAGGCAAGTATTCTACTATTTCGCATCTAATCTTACTCAGGCTACATGGCTACAGATGGCCAAGTATACAGAGCGCGACCATTCCACAGCCATTCACGGAGTGAAGACCATTCAAGACCTGATTGATACAGACAAGAAATTTGCCTCCAAGATGTTGGATATCCGCAATGGGCTGATGGATTTCTTTCCGACCGGATCGGTGATAGATGCGAAGTATCGCCCAATGAAGAATGAATGGTTTTTTGCAATCTGGTAGATGTAGATTATATTTGTAACAAGTTCGGAAACAGCGATTGAGACCCGCTCCGGATTCACCAAGATGAACCACGATTTAAAGAAACGCTCCGTCAGAGTATCTGCGCATCCTAACTTGGGGGATGGTCTCACGCAGAGAAATGGCGGGGCGTTTTGTTTTACATGAACGGATATTCAATATCAAGACAATGGTGGGATTTCGCTTTTGCCAATCCCGAAAAAATAAAACCGATTCACTCAGCACTTCTATTCTTCGCAATGGAGCATTGCAATCGTTTAGGATGGAAAGAGAAGTTTGGTCTTCCTTCACAGATGGCTATGGATGCCATCGGAGTGAGTCACTATAACACGTATTCAAAAGCATTTGCTGATTTGGTGGATTGGGGATTCTTTACAGTCATTCAAAGGTCTAAGAATCAGTATAGTGCTAACATAATTGCTCTATCAAAAAATGATGAAGCACATGACAAAGCACTTGATAAAGCAATGATAAAGCACGCGTCAAAGCAAGGCGGTAGCACTGTTGGTATAGATAAACAAGTAAACAATAGAACAATAGAACCTAAGAAGAACACCTTCCCATCTATTGAAGATGTGAAAGACTTCTTCCGTGAAAAAGGCTACAGCCAGGATACAGCTGTCAAGGCTTTCGAATACTACTCAATAAACCAATGGAAGGACGGCAATGGAAAGCCGGTCAAGAATTGGAAGCAAAAGATGATTGCTGTCTGGTTCAAGCCTGAGAACCTAACCAAGAAATCATCAACCGAATACGCTACACTGACATGAAACACGGTTCACTGTTTTCGGGCATCGGCGGATTCGATTTAGCTGCCGAATGGATGGGCTGTGGCGGCTTCCCATGCCAGCCCTACAGCATGGCCGGAAAACGGCTTGGAAAAGAGGATGAACGCCACCTATGGCCAGAGATGCTTAGAGCAATACGGGAGATTGCCCCAAAGTACGTGGTGGGGGAAAATGTTCTTGGCCTCACTAATTGGAATGGAGGGCTGGTATTCGACGAGGTGCATTCTGACCTGGAGTCTGCGGGTTACGAAGTGCAGGCCGTGGTTATACCTGCGGCGGCGTGCAATGCCCCGCACGGAAGAGACAGAGTTTGGTTTGTTGCTCAAAACACCATGCGCGGCGGATGCACACACGGAGAACCTGAGCAAGAAAGAACAGGTGTTCGGGAACAGCGGAACACTTGCACAGGAAGTGCAGACGGGTTTTATTTATCAGAGGGGCTTACTGCCGACACCGAAAGCACAGGAGGCAAGGGGAAACGCATCCAAAGACAGAGGAAAATTCAATTTGACAGACGAAATCGCAGCGCGATACCAACCAACTGGCAAGAGTTCCCAACTGAATCCCCGATTTGTGGCGGAGATGATGGGCTTTCCCGCGAACTGGACGGAATTACCTTTTCTAAATGGAGAACGCAGGTGGTGTTTCAGATATTCAAGGCAATTGAAATAATTGAAGACCAAAAATGAAAGACATCACTCTTGAACACGAGGTATTGGCTATCCTGATAAACTCAGCCAAGGCACAATTGCACATCAGCGAATGCACAGAGGAATTCTTCACGGAGATTGAGACCATGGCAATCTTCCGGAGCATTCAGCAGCTATCGAATGCAGGTGAACCTATTGACCTATTGACCGTCAGTCTGAAGATGGGCAAGCTGCAATTCAAGCCGGTCACTACTGCACAGATTGCCGCCAAGTATGTGAGTGACAGTGCCATTGAATACAAGATCAAGGTCTTGCACCAGATGTACATTCAGCGAAATCTTGCCAAGATCGCCAAGGAATTGGAATACAAGGCACAGGACAGCAACAATGATCCATTCACACTGATGGCAGATACTCAGCGGAAGATGGATGAACTTGGAGTCATCAATCGGACGGACGGAATTCACATTCACAAGGTGGCTGTGGATCGGGTTAATGACATCGCCAAGAGAAAGGCCGAAGGCATTCGCACATTAGGTGTGCCATCAGGATGGGAAACTCTGGATAAATTCACAGGTGGTCTTGTGCCAGGTGAATTTTGGGTAGTGGCAGGCCGACCAGGCATGGGAAAGACATCGTGGGCAACGGCACTATCCATCCGGCATTCATTGGCAGGGAACAAGGTGGCTTTCTTCTCCCTTGAAATGACCAAAGAAGGTCTGGTGGACAGGATACTTTCCTCTGAATACTCCATTAATGGCGAATACATCAGGACAGCCAATCTCTCTCAGGAGCAATTGGAGGCAATGGCGAGACTCAACAACATCGCAAGGATGGGAATCTACATAGACGATACCAGGAGGCAGACGATTGACCAGATACGCGCCAAGGTCAAGATAATGAAATCGAAGCATCAGATATCGATGGTGGTAATCGACTATCTTGGCCTGATAAATCCACACGATGCCAGAGCCATCAGGGAACAGCAGGTGGCTTACATCTCTCGCCAATGCAAACTCATTGCCGGTGAATCCAATGTGACTGTCATCGCACTCAGCCAATTGAACCGGAACAGCGAGAGCCGGACGGACAAGAGACCAGGTCTCGCAGACCTTCGCGAATCAGGAGCGATTGAGCAAGATGCCGATCTGGTTATCTTTCCATTCCGTCCTGCCTACTATGACAATGACAAGCCATTGGTGGAGGAGGCTGAGACGATCATCAGCAAGAACCGCAATGGACGAACCGGAATCATCCCTTGCAAATTCGAATCACAATTTTCAAGTTACATTTTCTAACTTTGCGAAACCTATGACCATTGACATATTTCTAATCTTGCTCTCCATTGCCGGTGCGGCAGTGCCATTCGCGCTCAATAATTGCATGAATATGGATGGAGTATTCGGTGGATACTATGTGTTCCGCTGTCCTGAGTGCCTGTCATTCTGGCTGTCGCTTATCGCATTGATGTTACTCGGAATCAATCCAATCTTCGCAGGCATCGCACCAATCCTGTCACGATTCATCAGCAAGACCTTGTATCTATGAATGAAGAGCAGAAGGCAGAATTCTCCAAGCTCCTGCCCAAGTGGACGGCTTACAAGCGAAACCTTTCATGGTCGTTCGATGACCAGGAGAATGCGACCATCAACAGATTGGCATGGACGGTGCTGAATCGTCGGCTGTCATCCTGCCCATCGTGTAGGGTGGATGCCATGCGTAACTACACAGCGGCAATGCCGGTGACATCATCTACATCTTACCGACCATTGCGGCCCAAGGACCGGGCAAACTCTATCTAAATCCGGACCGACCGGCACAGTATGCGACCGGTCTGCACCATCCAGGTGGAGGAGTGATGCTGAATGAGGCAATGTGCAATATGCTCCGGCCATTAGTCCAACACTGTGGCATTGAATGCGAGATTTGGAATGGCGAGGAGGTAGATTACAATCTGGACCTATTCAGGGAAGAGCGCATCAATCTATCTGCATACGATATCCGGAGATGGATAATGGCAGTCTATCCGGAGCTGAGACCTGGTCAATTATTCGGCAATGATTTCCATCGTCTGTCTAATCGCAGACCTTACATCACCGTGAATCTATCATCTCGCTACAGGAATAATGCAGCAGGCGAATTCAGTAAGTGGAAAATGCTATCGGGAATGATGGTACACTTTATCGGAGTAGATGAGGAGTATCAGGATTTCCTGAGATTATGCCCTGATGCAATCCATGTGCAATGTTCGGATTTCCTTGACATGGCCTATGAGATTGCCGGAGGAGTATTTCACTTTGGAAATCAGAGCAGCCCATTCGCTGTGGCTGAGATATTCGATCTACCAAGAGCATTGGAACTTTCCCCTTACTGCCCCAATGTGGTGAGCGAGGGCAAGAATTGGTGGCCGATCTACAACAGCAGCAACATGGCCTATTGCGTTTCACGATTGCAGAAGATTTACCCTAATTTTGTTACTCATGGCAGAGACCAGGAAGGCGCATAAACGCAGAGTCAAGGAAGGCTTCTATCGGAAATACATCAATGGCCAAGGGATTGACATCGGATGCGGACGGATTGACACGCACGATGGCGCAGATACCATCAGCCTGACCGATTGCATTCACCACGATAAGGATATGTGCGATGCCACTACAATGGAGACATTCCAAGACAATCAATTCGACTATGTCTATGCATCCCATGTATTGGAGCATCTGGACAACCCGGTGACAGCCATCCAGAATTGGGAGCGGATATGCCGACCAGGTGGATGGATAATCATCAGCCTGCCTCATCGTGACTTATACGAGCGCAAGAAGACATTGCCATCCAGGTGGAATCAGGATCACAGATACTTCTATCTTCCGGACCGGTGCGAACCTCCACACACATTCAGTGTGGCAGGGATATTGCGGCAAGCAGGGATAGTGAATTACAAGATGAAGGTGATTGATACAGCTACCAATGCCGACCGACCGGAGGAACATAACAATGGGGAATTCAGTATTGAGGTCATCTTCCAGAAGGAGCAGCACGATGAAAGCACACTTGAGGATTTATTTACAGGACCGGAGGCTGAGCAAGGATGACTTCATTCCCTGTGAAGTGTGCGGCCAATCGGCTGTGGACATCCATCACATTCAGCCAAGAGGCATGGGAGGTAGCAAATTCAGAGATACTCCGGACAACCTCATTGCCCTATGCAGAGTCTGTCACCATGAGGCAGACTTTGGCACAGCATTATCCAAAGACTATCTAAGACAAATCGTAGATGAGCGAAGAAAAAAATAAGGTAGGCCGACCGCGTAAGGTTCAAAGCCCAACAGTGATGATTGAATCCTACCTGGAATACATTGACAAATGTGCATCTCACACTGTGGGTACACTGAATAATAAAGGCACTCTCACCAATGTGCCAAAACCCATTGTGCCGACAGTGGAGGGATTCGCGCATTCTCTCGGAATGATGGCCACAAGCCTATGGGAGTATGAAGAATATCCAGAATTTTCCGACACATTAAAAAGTATCAAGGCCGATATCACTGCTCGGAAGAAGATTGCACTGCTGAATGGCGAAGGCAATACCACCGGATTGATCTTCGATCTCAAGTGCAATGAGGGATGGCGCGATAAGCAAGTGATTGAGCATGAAGGCGAAATCACTGTAACCATGAATCTGTCATGAGTCACGATCCAGACCATTACAAAGGTGCTGTTGAATGTATCGATGCCATCAAGGCAAGCATGAGTCAGGAAGCATATCGGGGCTACATCAAGGGGAACATCCTCAAGTATGTTTGGCGTTACGAGAAGAAGGGATTGATTGAAGATCTGCGGAAAGCACAGGTATACCTTAATTGGCTGATTGATGATCATACTTCCGGCAATCGTTGAAAGCATAGTCAGCCGGAAGGACCGGACCTGGAAGGTATCCTTTGGCACTCAGGAGATGTCACCTGACAAGGCAGCGGCACTGCTCACCATGAATCAGCAGCTGTGCTATCTTGCCATCAAGCCGGAGCATTTCCATGAAGAGGAGCAGCAGCTATTGGAGGAACTGAAGGCAGACCAAGAGCTGACCGGCAAGACTCCAGGCCAAAGACTGAGAGCTGTGCTGTATCGCAATTGGGAGCAGAATGATGAATCGTTTGCATCCTTCACGATGTACTATGAGCATATGATGGAGCGCATCACCCAACATTATAAATCAAAACTGGAATGAATAACTGGATTAAGGATAACGAAAAGCACAACCCCGATTTAAGTCACGTTGTATTGCTGACGGACGGTGTAAGTGTGTCAGCCGGATTTCTTGTTGAAGTAAACGGGGAATTGGAATGGCGTTACATTGGATGCGATGACGAACACCACCCTAACGAATTGCACGGAGATGTAACTCATTGGATGCATCTGCCAAAACCACCGAACACTACAAGACCAAGTTAGAATGAATCTATACCTTACCGAATTTATCGCCAAGGACTTATTCGATGGCGATCTGAAGACCTATGCCGGTCCAAGGATTGAGGCCATCTCGTTCCAGAAGGCAGAAGAGTATTGCCGTAAGTTCCATCCATATCTTCGCGTCATTGGCGAACTTGAGGCAGAGATGGTAGATGATGGCGTGATTCACTATAATTATACTGACAATTGAGGATACTCGGAATAATGAATGGGCTGACCGGTGTGAGCTACCATCGGATATATACGCCACTACATGACCTGATGTTGCGCGGATTCGCAGATATAGATGTCTGGACTCCGCGCGATGATAAAGGCCAATACCGGCCATTGCCTGACTTGTCAAAATATGACCTGGTCATCTGGAATGG